TTATCAATTTTACGACTATTTATCCTATCTATCGCATCTATCCTATATTGTAAAATTGATTTTATTTTATCAGTATCATTTAAATTATTTATATAATCTTTAATCTGTGTTAAATTTTCATCATTATTGCTCTTTCTTAAAAGACTAGTTAGCTCTTTATCTTTTATAAATTCATTACCTAAAAATGCTATAAGTGCTTCTTGAATTGATTTATCGATTGTATTTTTATCTATTTCATTTAATAATTTAAATCTAAAGTTTTCAATAAAAGTATCTGATGTTCTTTTTTCAATTGTATTATAAAATCTTGCAAATGTCTTAAACTGATATGGCCGTTCTCCTAAACACTTTAGTTGTTCTATATATGAATCTACAGCACTTGAATAATCATTGTTTTCTAATAATAAATCACCTAAAATTTTATGAAAATAATTATTTTTAGGAAAAGCAGAGGTTGCTTCTTTACATTTAACTATTGCTTGTTCAAGTTTTCCAGCATATCTTAAATGGCTAATTTCATCTGAGTATTTTTTTTCTAATTTATATACAATCATCAATATCACCCCCCTAATCTTACTTTATAAGTATTTATTATAATATATATTTTGTTAAAATTCCATAATATGTTTATAAGAATTTCATACTATTTACTTTCACTGTCCTCTACTTAAAATAAATTAGGAAATAAAAACTTAGTACCAACTTAGTGTAAGTGTAACTTACGTTAAAAATCTCCAGGCCCCTGCCCCCCTTCCTGATCAGATACATACAGCGCACATTCCAGATCATGCCCCGCTCTGGGCTCAAAGTAATACCATTTACCGTCAATCTCCTGCCAGCCGGTGAGTGCGTAACCATCTGAGTTAAACCGGTATTTATGGCCATTAATGATCTGCCAGCAGGATTTATAATAAGTGGTTATCGTATCAGCATACCACCAGCCATTTTCATCATGATTCCAACCTACGGTATAACCCACGGGAACTGCCAGTGCTGCCTTAAAATCTTCCCAGGTATGGTCAGTATGGTTATAGACATAAGGGTTCGGACAGATCTTCCCTGTTACATCATAATGCCGGATCACATGATCTGCAGGTACGTTATACTTCGCCATGAGCTCCCTGGTCAATTCAATGGCTGCCTGCACCGTAGCATCCTCAAAATACCAGTCCCGACTTGTATCTGCCTTGCTGCCTTTATTCCGGACACACATTTCAATACCCAGGCTGTTTGCATTCCTGCACTCCGGATGCACATACTTCTTAGCACCGCAGTGCCAGGCGATATTTTTATCCTCCACAGACTGCCACACGGATCCGTCAAAATCGACGTAATAATGAGCACTGGCGCTCCGATCGGCGCCGGCGTACCACTTGCAGTTTGCCTCAGCTCCGCCGGTTGCTCCCACATAGTGAATTACAATATATTTAATACGGCTCAGCTCGCCGTTACTGTAGTTATATGGTGTAAGTAATTTATTGATCTGCATATTATTTTCCTCCAATCGAAAAAGGACCCAGGTTTACCCCAGGTCCATAAAGTTGTGACATTACAACCGTTGCGACGGTCGCAACAGATTAAGTATTATCCGGCAGCTCGTCCGTGTACTGTGTAAGAAATTTCTTCACAGTCTCCCACAACCGCTTCACCGGCAGTCCGCACAGAGTCATGTTTTTAAGAATGCTCACCAGCTCATAAGCTATGTACAGTAGACCGAAGAACTCCGCCACTCCAATGCCACTAACCGGCAGATATGACCTGATCGCTTCCGGAATGAAGCCGATCAGGTTTAAATGTACAATCCGATCAAGTATCAGTAGGAACGCCAATGAAGCCACCATGGAGATTTTCCGGATCGCTCCATCAATGCCAAAACAGCTGTTAAATTCATGCTCCTTAATCGCTCTGATGCAGCCGAAGCAGGTATCCATCACTACTGCTAAAATAACCAGTTTAATTATTGGGCTTCCCCATGCCAGGGAAAGCAGTTCTGTAATTCTATCCATTTTCATTATCCTCACTCTTTCTCATATTCTTTTCCTGTGATCTCTTGGTACTCGTCCGCTGTGATCCATTTATCTACTGCATTAACCACCCAGCTTAAAGGCCATAATTTAGCATCATAAAATCGCTTTACCTTTTCAAAGTTTTTACTCATGATCACACCTCCTCTGTTATGCCATTTATCATCTGCAGATAGGCTACCTGTGCAGTTAAGCCGTTAATTTCCTCTGCCTGTGACTGTATCTTGTCCTGAATGTTTGGTGTCCTGTACTGGACGATTACCACATCTGCCAGGGCTTCCACGTTGCTATATACCGGATTACCCTCATCGTCAGTCCCGGCCTGCTTCTGTTCTATTCCAACGGGAAAATCATTTTTTAATTTAACCTCACTGGTATAGACAAGATCACTCCGCTGCCACTCTTCTACTCCGTCAGCTGTGTACTTTGTAATGGTATTATTCTCAGAAAGATTTTTATGTATATCATTAATTATATTTGATCCGATAATAATGGCTACCGTTGCCACCCCACCGTCGGACAGGTGGAGACTGCAACTGCCGTTTGCAATATTGTAGGTTACCTCGCCTACTTTGATTGTTTCGTTATTCATGTTAAGTCCTCCTTATGAGTTTGTTATATATGTGCCACCAAATATTACAGGCTGACCTGCTGAAACAACTTCAGAGAGTTTAAAAACAATAGCACCAGTATCATTCCTAAGATAACAATAAGTGGTTGCTTTGGGGATATGTGTAGTAAGTGGAATATTTGACGGCAGGGTAGATCCTATCGCCTGTGGAAGACCATTTACAGTGTATTCAACATTAGCATTCAAATTGGCAGTTGTTTCTATGCGTATTTGAACAATGATAGTTGCAAATCCCTTTAAGTTTCCATGTCTAATATATCCACCAGTAATAGTCCCCCATGTGCATGATAGACCAGATGTAATTAATTCAGATATCTGAGTGCCATTTTGGTTTATAAACATTCCACCATTTTCTTGTGCCCTAGGCGTTGTTGCTGTCACCGTAGCTCCTACTACGTAAATTATTGAAGCAGAACTCGCATACATACCAATATTGTTTGATGTTCCGCTGCAAGTTGATATATAACCGGTAGAATTATTAAATCTAATTGCAAAATTTCGTCCGTTTATATTACAATTGTATATTCTCGCAAGTCCCGTTTCTGCAACAAATATTCCTACTCCTGTTGCTGGTGTAGTAGCCAATGTTAATGCCTGAAAACGTACATGTCTACAAAAAATGCCTACTATGGTCATATCATGTATACCCAATAGCTGAAGACCCTCAACAGATACGAATGCATCACAATTTTTTACATATGCAGTATTTATTTTTGTATTCTGATTTAATGCACCCGGCATTGATGTTCTTATATATATTTCACCACTATGGAATCCCAATATGCGAATATCTTCATTGTATGTTCCGTCTGCAACGTTGATTATTACTGCATATCCTCCAAGGTCTTTAGGTAATATATCAATCGCATGTTGTATGGTCTTAAATGGATTTACCTGTGTCCCGTCACCAGTTATATCTGATCCAGTTGTTGATACATAAATAGTGATATCTCCCGTAAGAGGTCTTATGTTCCTAAGGAACGTCAGCACTTTCCCGAAAAACCTCTTAACACTCTCCCCGGCAACTGGTATCGGATACTTATCCTCTACAGTATCCAGAGTTTCTATGATCTACCCTTTCCAGTACGTCCTGAATGGTAGCTGTCCCAGAAGGATTTACGGTGATATTGAGTTGAGCTGCATCCTGCACCACATTCTGAATATTGTAGATGTAAGAGGTAGACGCTACTCCATTGTATTGTGGCATCTCATCTGGACTCTCTGCTGTCACAATACAAAAAAGGACCTCCTGGGTCCCGTCCATGGCATATAGGCCAATGTTATAAATGTAATAGGTAGATGCAATTTCTTCATTACCAAACAGCACCCTGGTCTGGATCATCGTATTGCTATATACAGCCGTTGCCGGATTAATTGCTGTCTGCTTTATTCCCTGCATATCTGTGAGCGATTTAAAATCTGTTCCGGCTGGATATATATAATTTGATGTCTTTGCCTTGTTGATGTTCAGCTGAATTTCTCCGGCCAGAGTCCGGGCGATCAAGTTCTCACCAGCTGCCGTCAAGATTGCTTTATTAAACTGTCCCATAAAACCTCCTTATATCGTCATTATCTTTGTGCTGCTCAGTGACGCTCCTGCAGAAAAGACTCCTTTTATATTCTTTGTATTAACCTGGTTGGCTATGATCTGCATGTGTGCCGGCAAAATATCCCACAGCAGATCATAAAGTAAATTAACCGCGCCGTAACGGTCTGAGGTGATCTTAATTGTTATCAGACTGCTTTCACCATCAACAAAAACCTCAAACCCCTGAGATCCGTAAAGCTCTGTCAATCGGTCTTTCAGAAAACCAATCGTAAAAGGAACAACAGTATTATATCTTTGCATAATGCGGCTTCTTCGGTATTCTAGGCTTTCCCCTTGATAAGCAATTCCAAAGCGCCTTTCATAAAGCAGTATTGTAGCTTCATCAGCAGTCTGTATATAGCAGTTATTTCTTACAGATCGGATACTGTTTTCCACTTCTTCCAGTTCAACGGCTTCTGTCTCCAATAATTGGTTAAACTCAACTACATTCTGAAACCATTCCGGAAGAAGCATTTTTAAATCAACTGCCATTTATCGTCACCGTCCCCAATACCGGCACCTGTTGTAGAAATGAGTTTTCCACGCAAGTTACATCAGATGCAGATCCATTGATTGTTACATCAGTTACATTTACGATCTCGGAAATATCAAGGATCGAATATATAATCCTGGATACATATACTGTCACGGCGTATTCTATTTTTTGGCTTTTCAACATTGCTCCCCACGACTGTCTAACAGTTTCAAGATAAGATTCTATCTTGTCCTCTATTTGACTTTTATAGGTCGCCTCTCCGTTTTGAACAGAAGAAAGGAACTGGACAGTAAGCGATATATTTAAGACCAAATTTGCCCCGGTTCCTATTGTGACCACTGCTCCAATGGGAGCCAATCCGTAACCATTGGCAGAGGGTCCCGATTCACCGTCTTCCGGAGGGCAGATGATATTCTGTACCCTATTAATTAACTCACTCCCAGCAGGGTTTAAATTAACATTTAAGATGCTACAGAGTACCGTTCCACCTCCCTGCCATGCAGGATAGATCTGTACAGCTCCAACTCCGTCAATGGCGAGAATTGCATTTCGGTAAGAGGCTATATTCCCACCAAAGGAAGCGACGTCAAAAGTCGCCAGATAGCGCTCCCTCAAAGAATCATCTGTTTCCTCCTCCGTTCCTGCTGAAAGAAGTTCTATAAGTTCTGCAGAAGTCAGCCCTGTTACATAATCTATAGCTATGAGCTGGCCGGTGTAATTGTTTCCAATTTCTCCTGCTGTTTCACATCTCATTTTATATGTGTATCCGGCATCTGTATGTGCGATAAATTCCGTAACATGGTATGTTAGATAGCCACTTCCAGTGAGTGCGGAAAAACGGGATCCAATAGGAACCTCTCTGTTGAACCCCCCCCTTTTTACTGCATAAGTAGCAGGTTTTCTTTCAATTCCTCGCTCTGCCACCAGCATATTA